CAAACGCCATTATTTATCTCCCATTTCATGGCTACAATTTACGATTCAAAGCTGACACTTCCGGTCTCAGCAGAGATAGTACACGCTGCCTGATTCTGGTCAGCAACCGGAAAAGACCGTACCAGCCCCAACGTGCCCTGGGTCAGGATATATGGGGCCTTATTACGGTTAGGATAAAACCTTGTTGTAATGACCTTATCTTGCTGCCCCATCAGCGTATCGTTGATGTTATTGTCCATCAGTGCGGTAAATGAACACTGCCCAATGCTCGAAGACTTTGAAGCGATTGTTCCGTTGTAATATTCCGTGGAAGAAACGCTGTGGCTATTCTCCGCCGGTACAAAGTCCATCGTCTTTGAAAGCTCTGCAAACAACGGAGTGTAATACTGAATATACACGTGTTTGTAAGTCGACCCAGTATGGATAGCACTAAGGGCAGTTTTCAATTTGATATGAGCATTTTTTTCATAAGTCGTATCAGCAAGGTACCCTTTCCCTAGCGGCTCCTCATCCCATCCAGGAAAATCAAATCTTTCAACATGAGTTCCGACAACCTGGAAGATTTCAGCCGCCGTCAAGACACCCGCCGTGGATGAAGTAACCCTAAGCTGCCCGATTTCGATACCACCAACCGGCACCAACGGGGGGCCGCCAGCCGCTGCCCTGGTATCACTGAATGTTGCACCTGACCCTTCAGCACCCGGTTCAACCGCAATGGCACCATCAGACCCCATGTAAACGGATATGACTTTAGCCTTTCCTGGGCCTGTGCCGCGCGTAAATGTGTCCGTGGTGGCCGATACTGTGGTTAATGTGCCTTTGGTATAGGCTGTAAAGCCAGCAACCGTCACAGTGTCAGAACTCGCATGGACGGATAGCACACTTCGACCTGTCACCATGCCGTCAGGACGAACGGATACTTCAGCGCCATCGTAATCGGACCATACTGTGCCCCGGTAAAAGATTTGATGCCCACCTGAATCTGTCATGGCCGTTGCACTTGTCAGAGTCCGGCCAGTCTCCACTTCAATTTTACCTTTGCTAGAAGTCGCCATAATTAATTTCTCCTTTAATCCTCGATAGTTAAACCCAATGTCGTGAGATTGTTTTTTAATTCCCCACGAACCGCTTCCGCTGTTTTCTTGTCAATCCCTGCGGTAACTTCCCGCATATTCTTAATATGTTTAATGCCATTCTCGAAATGACACATTGCTGCCCTGTGTTGTATGTACGCCGCTGATTCCGGCTTAAATGAGTATGTAAATCTTGTCCCGGTACTTTCGGGCGCGATTAAAAGGTAATTGTAAGCCAGGTCGTACTTATTCGCCCCGGCAATAACCGCTGCCCCGTCATTCATGGCAACCCCTAATTCCACCATCGCAGTCGCAAGATCGATGTCGTTCGGGATGACCATCAATCCTTCATCAAGAATCTGCTTTGCCCTGCCGATATTGCCTTGAGCCAGGTATGCACTGATCATGCTGAAATAGATGGACTCATTGAAATCATGGGATTCATCCCGCTTGCCCAAGTATTGCTCCCCAAAATCCAACCCTTTCTTTAAATTCCCGATATCACAATAAGATTGGAACAAATAGAATAGGACTTTCGTCCGTGCCGGATTGTCAATAAGTTCTTTTTCAAGTAGACCTATAGTCCTAGCAGACTTCTTTTTCTTTAACTCTTCATCCCCGTGGTATCCGTAATGGTTTAACTTCCCATCTTTTAAGAACGCCACCTTGCGCTTGTCAAACATGGCCTCATTGTGGACGCTCCCCTCGAAGTGAACCTTGCCGTTCTTAAAGATCCTGACCGGGTGACTACTTACAGCGACCTCCCCAGCTTCGTCCAGATCGTCCATCCATAAGCACATAGCATCACAATTCGGTGAAACCGCTGTGAGTGCTTTTTTGAGGATATCACCATCCCCCATGAACTCTTCATCAGCGTCAATTTGTAAAATCCAATCCTTTGTGGAATGGTCTATTGATTGATTACGCCCGACTGAGAAGTTTTCCCAGGGATGCTCATAAATAAGATCTGTGTACTCCCTGGCTATCTCCATCGTCTTATCATTTGACCCAGTATCCACAATAACGATCTGATCAGCGAATTCCGCGACTGATTCAAGACATCTCGCAAGGTTCTTTTCTTCGTCTTTTACGATCATGGCTACGGTCAGGGTTGCCGGTTCCACGTTGTCAAGCTCGGCTGTATCCGTATGGATTTGTTCTTTGCTGTCACATGATTCTATTATGACTTCCAAGCTGTCGAGCTCCTTGCCGATGGAATAGTAAGCATCAATAAATTGGCGGTATCTAACGGAATTAATATCATCATCTACAACCATGTTCACGAAATCATCAACCGTTGACCAAAGATTCTCATTCAAATAAATATTTCCAGCACCCACAAAGCGATGAATTAACGGCTTGCACCCTGCTGCCATTGCTTCCATGATACCCATGCCCTGGGATTCAAGTACGGATGTAGAAACGATATACTGCTTATCCTGTAACCATGTTGGAATATCTTCAACCCACCCGTCGAATATCACGTTGTTCTGAAGCATGTTTTCAGCAATGAATTGTTTAAAATAAAGTTCATATCTTGGCTCTTGAAACTTGCCAGCGATATGGAGGATATAACGGGAGTTACGCCTGACAAGCGCCTCGATTGCTTGGAGCAACAACATCGGACCCTTTTTGAAATTCAGATATCCGACATATGCTAAGTTGAAGCCATGTTCTTTTTCAATGAAGGGGATGGCCCCAACGTCCACCCCGTTAGGAATGACATGAATGTTCTCCACCATCTTCCGTATCTTCGGAACGGTATCAAGGACTATATCCTTAATGTGCTGTGCCACGAATATCAGGTGGTCAACCCGCTCCCAATTAATGTATTTGATATATGGAAGGAATGCTTCATAAGAATGAATCCTGAGAATCACGGATCGCTGATTCAAGATCCCGGCATCCGTGGTGAGGTGCATTGCAAGTTCGTTGCCCCACTCTATCCAGACAATTTCACTCGCCATGATTGCATTGACAATCTCCCGATCATCCCCGCTTGCGACAATGCGGGTATGATGGCCTAGTTTTTCAAGACCGTTTGCCACGGGGATCATGAAGTTTTCTAAATTTGGAGCTGATATGAAAGCGATATTTTTTGTCATCGTTTTCCCTTCTCCCGTTTAGTTTTTCCCATATCTCCCAATATGGGGTTACGCTGAATATGAATCCATCACGAACGGAGCACACTGATATTTCACGGTTAATTCAATTAAAGCGCCACACCAAGGGGCTTGCCCTTCTCCAATCTCATAATTTATACTACCCAAAACCATATCAGACACGCTCTCTGTCAGGTCGTAATCCGCCGAATCGGACACTTTAGGCGCCGAATCCGCCCTTGCAATCGCTGTTACGACATCCGATGCCAATAAATTTGCCACGTCCACAAAAGGGTTGTCCCTGGTAAGGTCGTGGATCTCGATGTAAACCGAAAGCTCTCGGTTATCATCATCGTAAACCGTGCGCTCATTCGATATCCCGGTGGACCAATAATTAACTGCTGGCAGGTCGTGACCCTTAAACGGCGTCAACTTTGCCCTGGACACTTTCTTGACCGTGTTATGATATCCGTTCGCTTTGGTGATGTTTGCAAGCCGTGTCCCGATCTCGGTTAAAATGCTTGTTGCCGCTGGGGTCGTCATTAGTTGTCACTCCCGATTATTTCAGCGAGACCGGCCAATAAGGTGGGTATTTCCGCCTCGGCTGCGTCGACCATGCCGAGTCTCGGCTTTAGCGTAACGCTTTTAAGAAGCACAAACATGAGCTTGTCACCTTTAAAAACAAGCCATTTACCTGATCTTGCTTTCCTGATTGACCCTTCACCGCTTAGAAATACTTCCCGTGCGCTCATCCTCATGACACCCGCAGGGGTAAGATTATCCGCAATCGGGATGTTCAGATAAGGTCCACCGGGCACACCCTTGTAAGCATTCTTTGCTGTAACCGTTCCACCATATTCTTGGATGGGTGCGTACTTGACTTCTTTGGCACCGGTGCCCTGGGCCGAGAATACAGATGCTTTCAAGTTGCTTAAACTTGTTCCGGTTACTGATTGCTGGATGGACCTCTTCAATGCGCCGGTTCTGGTTTTCAGTTTTGTGAATCTCTTGACCGTGTTCGCTGCATCAATGACCGCCCCTTGG